ATTATAATTATGTTTTAGATTTGAATGAAAGTCAAAAACAATATATAAAAGATTATTATTTTTTAGACTACAAAATTTTTAATTATTAATAAAAATGAAAATAACTATTCTAGGTAGAGGTAATGCTGGTTGTATTTCTGCAATGCATCTTGCATATTTCAGAAAATTTGTAGATACAAAAGTAGAAATAGATTTATTATATGATTCTAAAATTCCTCCTGTACCAACAGGACAAGGAACAGCTTTAGATTTCCCAGTTAAATTATTTGAAAATTTTGGTTCTGACATTTTGAATGTTTTTCCCCATACAATAAAAGCTGGGATCATGTATGAAAATTGGAATAAAAAAAATAAAAAATTTTTTCATCCTTTTCCTATAGGCAGTTATGGATTGCATATCGAACCTAAAGCCTTTCAGGATTATGTTTGTAATAATTTAAAAGTTAATTTTAAAGAAAAAGATGAAAATATAAAAAATTATAATGAAATAGATTCGGATTATATAATAGATTGTAGAGGAAAACCTGAAAGTTTTGACAAGTATAATAAATTAACTAATCCTTTAAACTGTGCATTACTTGCTGAATTGCCTCCAAAAGAAAATGACGTGAAATGGACTAAGGCAGTTGCACATAAAAATGGATGGTGTTTTTATATACCTTTACCTAGTAAAACTTCTTTAGGTTATCTTTTTAATGATAATATAACTTCTGTCAAAGAAGCTGAAAAAAATTTTAAAGAAATGTTTGGTGTTAAAAATATTAATAAAGTTTTTCCTTTTAATCAATATGTAGCCAAAGAACCAATTATAGATAAAAGAGTTTTATTAAATGGAAATAAATTATTTTTTTTAGAACCTTTAGAAGCTACCGCTATGGGAAGCTATAATTTCAATATTAAATGTTATTTTGATTATATATTTTATGGAAGTAATGCCATAACAACTAAATTAAAAATACTTGATTACGTTAATAAAGTTCAAAACTTTATATTGTGGCAATATGAAAATAATACATTTTATAAAACTAAATTTTGGAAATACGCTGCTAATCTTTATAAAAAACATAATAAAGAAGACATTGAAAAAATAATTACTATTGTAAAAGATATGTCTGAAGAAGATGTAAGAAAAAGTCTTATTAAAGATAATGATGTTTATGCTCAATGGGAAAAATGGAACTTTAAAATTTTTTATGACAACAAAAAGTGACAGAACTCAAAATATATTAAATTTTATAGGTATTTACGATAACTATATTACTGATGAAATGTGTAATCAGGTTATTGATTTATTTAAAAAACAAAATTCTTTTAAAAAAACAATAAGTAGAAAAGCATTTGAAAATGCATCTTCATTGGATAAATCTGATGAACAATATTTTGCAAACGCAGATAATATAAATATATGGTACACAGAATTAAAACCTTTACTAGTAAATTTTGAAATGGCATTAAAACATTATGAAACAGAAACAGGAGTATTAAAGGCTTACGGAATAAATGATTTTCATTTTACTACTTTAAAAATTCAAAAAACTTTACCTACACAAGGTTATCACGTTTGGCATATTGAACATGGATTAGGTTATATTAATGAATCTAGAGCTTTAGCTTTTGGTATATATTTAAATGATGTTGAAGAAGGTGGAGAAACAGAGTTTCTGCATTTTTCAAAAAGAGTGAAGCCTAAAGCAGGTAGAATAGTTATATGGCCTGCAGGTTTCCCTTATGTACATAGAGGTAATCCACCATTAACAGGTAACAAATATCTTTTAACGTCATGGATGTTGTTGAGGTAAAATGGATCATACAGAAGCAATCATTGAATTAAAAAATATAATTGATAAAACATTTATTGAAAAACTAATACCTTTTATAAAACATAAAGCTTTAAAAAATTTAGAAACTACAGATGGAATTGATGAAAATATAAGAAATGTAAAAGGATATCATTTGAATTTTAAAACTCCTACTAATATTTTTTATTGGAATGTTATAAAAAAAGAAATAGAAAGACTTTACTCATTCTACAAAATTAAATTTCCACAAATGTCTAGTGAAAAAATTAATCAAATAGATTTATTAAAATATATACCTGGAGGTAAATATGAAATACACACAGATCATTATACAACTGCAACTAGGCACTTAAGTATTATTATGAATTTAAATGATGATTATGAAGGTGGTGATTTAATTTTTACGGATCAAAAAGAAAAAGAAATAAAACGATTTAAGTTAAATAAAGGTTCTATTGTATTTTTTCCAAGTAATTTTATGTATCCACATAGTATACAACCTATTACGAAAGGGACGAGGTATAGTATAGTTGCATGGTTACAATAAAAAATAAATTAATTAAAAGTTTTTTTAAAAAACAAGAATTAGAATTACTGGAAAAATATTGTTACAATAAATTAGATCGACACAAAGATTTTAAAATTGATTATCAGTCTTTTTCACCTGCTTGGTATAATGATTCTTTGATGAATTCTTTATTATATATAAAATTAAAAAAAATAGAAAAAGAATCTGGTTTAAAATTATTTCCAACATATGCTTATTGGAGATATTATGTTTTTGGTGCATATTTAAAGAAACACACAGATAGACCTGCTTGTGAAATATCTATTACTGCATGTATAAAAAAATATGATGATTGGCCTATTGTAATTGAAGGCACATCTTTTGAGCTTAATGAAGGTGATGCAGTTTTATATGCGGGATGTGATCAAGAACATTGGAGACCTGGAACATATAAAGGCGAAGGAATGGCTCAAGTATTTTTTCATTACGTCAATCAAAATGGTCCACATAAAGATCATGCGTATGATTTAAAAGATAAAATTTAAGAAGAATAAGAAGTAGGTCTTGGACCTAATCTAGCAATTTTTTCAGCTTCTGTTTCTGGTATTTGTGCTGGAATTGCTGTTACATTATTAGGATCTACATCTTCATATAAATGATTATTGTCCCAATTACTTTGTAATTGAGATAAATGAGCTGCATCCCATTTAGTAGAAAATTGACTTATGTCTCCAATATTTGCATCTGCAAAAGATGAATGTGGAGTTTCGTCTCTATATTCTACTTCATCTGAAATAGTTGAATTTCCATATTGAATAGCCCAAACATTAGAAAATTTAGAATCAGACCAAAAAGAATCATCATTAATAATATATCCAATACCTTCTGCAGCACCTTCTGCATAATTTTTAATAATGCATTTGTCTTCAAATACTATTGTCCAATTTGCGTTTGTTGCCATAAATCTCCTAAGTTTTTATAATATAAATTAAAGCTATGTAAGGTTGAACCACAGAAGTTGCATCACCCGAAAAGTTTGCACTCATGTTATGAGAATGTCCACTACCACTTCCAGCATTGTTTGTGGTATTAGTACCTTGACTTGGTTGATTTCTCCATAAACTTCCCCCTGTTCCTGGAGGGGCTCCAGTAGAAATACTGTGGGAGTGTGATGCAAGTTGAGCTGTTGATAAAGTTGCATTCGCTGTTGAACCACCAACGTTTCCAGTTGAAGCCACTGTATTTGCTCCACCAGTTGAAGCTATTGGTTTAGTTCCAGATTTTCCTACCGGTACATTGTCTTGTAAATCAGGAAGGTTAAAAGTTGTTGAACCATCACCTACACCATAAGTAGTACCTACGATTGCAAATAATGCAGCGTAAGTTGTTCTTGAAACGGCTGTACCATTACATTCTAAAAATCCTGATGGCACAGATGAGTCTGTCCATGGAACAATTGTTGCTGTTGGAATACCACCTTCTAACAGCTCTCCATTATTTATAATTTCTGTTCCACCTGAAAATAGTCCCATTATGAATCTCCTTTTATCTTAGATAAATTAATTTTAAATTTTTCTCCAGATATATTATTTATCATAAATATATCATCTTTTCCTTCTTGTAAAGTCCAATTTCCTTTAGTTCCATCAACTATATTACCTTTTTCTTTAAACTTATTAGAAAGATGTAAGTCTCCTGTATATATGTTTCTCCACACATTGCCCACAGCTCCTAAATCGTAGGTATCATTTGCACCAGGTAAAACATGTCCTGTAGCAGTAATAGCACCAGAAGATATGTCACCTAAGTCGGCTGTAATATCTACTATATTAGTTCCATCAGAGTATAGTATTTTATAT